ATGTAATATGATTGATAGATTTTTTTATAATTTTTTTAGTGCAATAGATGATATGTTTTCATGGTTAGAGACTTACTCTGTTAAGTTTACTTCATGGTTATGGCAATCAAGAGTTAAACTATTAAACAAAAAGAGAAAAAGAAAATGATTAAAAATTTTAAAGATATTGTAATTCTATTAATAACAAGTGGTGTCTTAATACTTCTTGGTGTCATAATCATAGGAGATTATTGGGTAGCACTAGAAGAAAATAGACCAGTAGATGAAAGTGTTATAACTCTAATGAAGATGTCTGTTACAGGATTGATTGGAGTTATTGGTGGTTACATAGGTGGTAGCAAATGAGAGATAACAAAGTATTAGAATCTTTTAAAAAGAAAATAGAAAAGAATTTAAAAGAAATGAATATCTTTAAAAATTTAAGACAAGAAGTTAATACTGGTGCTAATGGTACACAAGATTATATTATTAAAAAAGGTGTTAACAAAGGTAAAGTTGCTAAATGAAACGACAACACAACACAGCTATGATTGCTTTACTTGGTACAATCCTTTTAGGGTTATCAACTTATGTATTAATTACTATTGTTGAATTGCAAATTCATATTGGTATGTTGTCAGAAGAAATAATGAATGTTGATAAACAAATAGGAAGAATTTACAATTTCATCGATTCTGTTAGAGGTAATTAATGGCTATAAGAAAAACTACTAAAGGTAAGAACGCAAACTACAGACCAACAAAGTCTGGAGCTGGTATGACGGCTAAAGGTGTAAGAGCATATCGAAGAGCCAATCCTGGTAGTAAATTAAAGACGGCAGTAACAGGTAAAGTTAAAGCAGGATCAAAGGCAGCTAAAAGAAGAAAGTCATATTGTGCAAGATCTCTTGGTCAACTTAAAAGATCTTCTGCTAAAACAAGAAACGATCCTAACTCTAGAATAAGACAAGCTAGAAGAAGATGGAAGTGTTAATATGCAAAAAAAAGGATGGAAGAAACCAAAGGTTCAATCATTAGTTTGTGGTCATTGCAAAGAGTGTGACAAACAATTAATGAGTGATGAAGGTGGTTGGATAATAACTGCTAAGAAAGAATATTTTTGTCATGATGGCAAAGATGGTAGTTGCTTTGACAACTATTGTGAGTTAAATATTAAACAACATAAGGAGAAACATGAAAAAAGGTTACCACAAGACGGCTACTGGTAAGGTAGCAAAAAAAGGTTTGTATTATAATATCAATAAAAAAAAAAAATCTGGTACTTCTAATACTAAAAAAAAATCAACTATTACTGCAAAGGCTTATAAGAATATGAAGTCTGGATTTAAAAAGTAATTCTTCTTAGATCTTCGAACTCTTCCCAAATAGTATTTCCAGGATTCCAATATCGTTTCTTCTCTGATTTATTTTTTAGAGAATGTAATACAGTTGTGTGATCCTGGTTAAACACTCTACTCATTGAAGATACACTTACATTGTATTCTTCATGTAAAAGATTATAGACAATACTTCTTGCTCTAACTACATCTGTAGTTCTACCTTTACTAAACACATCGTGCTTGCTAACAGTATATTTTTGGCACACTTTATCTACAAGTTTAGAAACAACTTCTATGTTTGCATTCTTATATTTGATACCAACTTTATGTTTAACATTGCTATCTATTATTGGTTTCTTCTGTAGCAATTCTGCTGCATATAAAAACCCCTCTGAAAACCCTACCTCATATAATCTTTCTTCTTGGTTTGTTAGAAGGTAGAATGCTTTCTTTATTTTATAGATAAAGTGATTCTGATTTAAATTTTTTTTGTGTTTATTATAGTGTTGACTTATATTTATGGTCATAGATCCCCTACAGTTTATGTTCGTTTTTTTTCAACCCTTAGTTATTATCTACTTAAATGACAATAACTGTTCTTGCGTCTTTTCTATTTTCCAAAACAATCTATAAGAATCTTTTTGATACTTATTTGCTTTGTGCTTGGCTTCCAGGTACTTCTTGTGTTTCTTCTCTTGAAGATCCTTTAGCTTCTGCAGACGCATTTTGATGTTTCCCATCATGCTCCTTCTTTACTGTTGTAAAATCGAGTTTAACATTTTCGATCTTTACTTCTGCATTAATCCCTTCATTGGAACTATTCGCAGCCTTCTCTATTGAATCAAATTCTTCGATTATAGTAAAACTACATTCTCCGTTCTTGATTCGAATATATTTTGTCATTCTTTAGTACCTTTTTCAACTTCTTTTTTGATTAAAAAATCTATATATTGTTTAGCTTTTTTTAAATCTTCGATACCATTTTTTCTTTTATATCTAGAAATATATTTAATTACATTACCTTCGCAGAAATTAAATTCATTTTGAATTATAAAATCAATAGGTTCAATTTTGTTAGCAGTATAGTGTGGTGGTTCTTTTATGTTGTCAGCCATTATAAATCCTTTTTTTTAAGCAAGGTGGGTAAAACGGAAAGGGAAAAAAACCCACCCTGCTTGATACATTCTAACTAATTAGAAAGTATATTCGTTATTAGCACCTTTTGGTTCGCTTGCAAAACTATTATTTGTAGATTTGCCTGCTCCACTAGGTGTTAAAATTATTGTCAACTCACCTTCCTTGACATTACCATCTTGATCTTTAGATGGAAACGCAGCTTGGTTATACCATTGACCATTAACATTTACTCCAACTGTCCAGTTCTTGTCTGGATGTTTCATGTTTTTTGGACCAATATAAACTGGAACTTTATCTGCAGGAGACTTCCAATCTGGGTTCTTTGTTAAGTTAATATATATTTTATCCATGTTATTTACTCCTTAGTTATATCAATCTTTATGATTGATTATTTTTGATTTGTAATTCACGAGTACCAGCAACGTCTGAGACTTGTCTATATGCTCGCAAATTATTTTTAATTAGATATTGGACTTGCTCTCTATACTTAGTTTTAACAGCATTGAACTCTGTTAAAGTTTTAGTATTTTTAAGTTCATCTTTTATCTGATCTACATCTACAGTTTCATCCGTGTATGTAGGTTCGGCTTCTACAGATGGCTCTGAAGAATTTTGTTTAAATGGTTTGGCGTTGTAACCATCCTCTAAATCCATTCCTGTTTTTAGATTGAGTGCATTTAAGAAAGCATACTTTTTACTGTATGACATTGCTTGACCAGTTCCATATTTATCTAAACCACCCATTGCAGTACAACCATCAATTATAATAAAATTGTTTGGTTCATCAACGTCAGTTATTTTCATGGTGCAAGTTACGATTACAAACTTATCTGTTACATCTGTAATGTAATTACAAGTTGGATATAATCCATTTTCTAATAGAGCTGCCATCGCAACTCTTTGAACGTCATCGTGCAGTAAAGGATTAAAAGGCATACCTTTAACCTTACTTGCTTTTTTTACACCACTTGCATGATTACAAGCATTGTATAATTTTTTGTGTATGTTTCCCATGTTTTTACTCTCCATTTTATATATGTTGTTTGTTTCTCTACTCATATTTTATTCCCCATAGTTTAGTTATTAATTGTTTTTGTTCATCTGCTAAATCTTTATAATAAAAGAAATGATTAAGATCTGGTGGCTCTATCATCATTGCTAATGTTTCAAGTTTACCTTCACAAAACATAATCATCTTTTCCCATAGTAGAATCTTATCTACCATTTTGTAATAAAGATTTTCCAGGTGATCTGCCTTCATTAACTCATGGCTCTGATCAAAGATAATATAATCCTTGTCATTTACATATACCAAGTGTGGTATTTTTTTTGTAGTCATGTAGTAGAATGAAGTCTGTGTTAAATTCTCAAGTGTAGGCTCACTAGGTAAATCTTGTGTGATCATGTTCCACTCTTCTTTACCTTTAATCTTTCTTAAATTAGGTGGCTTAGTTTTAAGTTCTATAAATTTTTTTTTAGATTCATAATCTATACGACCAACAGTAGGTTTGATTTGATCAAATTCTTTCTTCTCTACATACCTTTCACAAACTAATTTTTCTTTACCAATAATATCCTGGACAACCTTTTTTGTAATTGGAATACAATCTTCGGCAAACTTCAACATAGCTTCCCTGCCAAACTTATCTTTTGCGTCTACTGGTGGATTCTTATTTACTAATTCTAATTCTGCTGCAAAACAATTTTGGTAGCTTCTCTCTTCTTCTGTAAACTTATCTTGCTTAA